AGGGGCCGCTGTTTTGAAAACTAGCTTGGTGGCGTTGCTGGTTGAACTAAAATCACCTTCAGATACTGCACTAACGGAAGCACAGACTGTAATTGCATCTCCTCCTGTTGCCTCATCGTTTGCTTGAAACTGAACTAATCCGATGACATCATCCGCTTCGATATCTGTTTCACCAGTTCTCAACAGCAATCGAACATCACTGCTATCGGCTGTATTATTGTTCTTTAGAATAAGCCCATTATCAGCATAATGCTGAAGGGTAATCTCTCCGTCCGTCCCAAAATCAATCTTAGCTGAATCACTAGCTAGTTTAATATCATTACTTACCGATAAATCACCACCAGAAGACAAAGACATTTTTTCTGTAGCTGCCTCAGAAGCCCCTGTTTTAAATGACAATTTAGTGGCATTACTACTTGCGCTAAAATCTCCTTCTGAAACGGCTGCTATTTCCGCCGCCACTAGAATTGCATCTGTTCCCGCCGCTTCATCGGGGGCTTGGAATTGCACTTTTCCTAGTGCGTCATCCGCTGCAATATCTGTCTCACCTGTTTGGAGTAACAGAACCGCAGGTTTGTCATCCCCTGTTTCTGTGGCTTTTATAGTGACATTGCCTTCCGCATCACCGTAGATTGCCTTACTAGCCGGATATACTACAAAGACATCTTTACTGCTTGAGGAAAGATTGACCGCATTATTAGAGTTTGTAGAAGCTAGTACAGTTGTCCGGGCTAGTGTTGTCCCACTTGACGTATAAGTTCCTAGTCCTACTTCCCAATCTGTGCCGTCAATAATGGCATAATAAGTAGTGTTCCCATCGCCTACCGCAGAAAATGCCTGAAATCCAGACGCTGCTCCAGCTAAAGTGAGCGTACCTGTACCAGAAGTGGTAGAGGTTTCCTTTACACGATCTTTTACAACTAAGGCCATTGTAGTCAGGCAATCCTTATAATCGCATTACTAGCGTCTGCGGCAGGGAACGCAATCGTAAAATCACCCGCAGTAGATGTCTTATCAGCACCAAAATCCAACACTAATACTGAAGTATCACCAGTAGCAGACTCATTAAAAATCATCGCTCCTCTGGCTGTAATGGTACTAGACGACCAAGTAGTATCCGCAAAATCTGTTAAAGCCGTTGTACCACTGGTTGAAGGGTCTACATTGGTTAGTGTGTTGCCTTTAGCGGTATAGTTTGTGCCAGTGACTTCATTGCTTGTTGTATAAGCCGTTGTAGAAGCACCTAGACTAGCACTTGATGTGTACAACGCTATTTTAAATGTGTTACCACCGGAATTTTTAAAGTTGTGTACGGCTTCTAAAATTTCTTTTTTAAAACTAGTACACATCGCTTGTGTTATTGCCATTTATATGTCCTCTATATTTTTAGCTATGTCCGCATAACCTTGTTTTTCCAAGATTACTTTTATAGTTGCCCTTTCACTTTGAGCCACCTTATGAAAATAATCTACTAACAGAGCTTTAATGTACTTTTGATACGCAAGAGCTTGTTCGCGTAAAGGCATGGGAGTATCCATAGAAACATCAACAATGCGTTTAACCGCTAGCTCTGCCCATTCTTCAGCGTTCATCCCTCTATCGGTTGTAGTAACAACGGTAGGGCTTCCAATATTCGATTCTACATTTACGCTAAACATTATTGCTTCGGCCTAATAACTTTACCCGCCCTGTACTCGTCGGTAGGTTCTTTAGATTCACCAAAAAGTTTCATCGCTATAATAGACTCCCCTAGTCGTTTTTCGTACTCCTGCATTAACGTAGGATCACCTTTCATGTAGGTATAGGCTTCTACTAAAGAGCCATATAGTATGGCTAACGGTGCATTTTCGCTTAACCATGTTTTGGTTGTGTCGGCACTAGTAGATACCACGGTTCCGGTAGCCCCACTGGTTGCCCCGGTCACCGTCTCCCCTACTGTAAAATCTGTACTGGGTATGATTATGTTGAAAACAGTCGAGCTTGTGACAGAAGAAATAGTGGTTACCGCCCCGCTGGTTCCCCCTGTAATTGTCTCGGAGGCTTGAAATGTCCCTGAAACGCCGCTTACCGTAAGGTTAAATTTACTTTGTGTCAGGCTGTCCGGACGATAATAATAGTGAAGCTCTGCGGTATATGCGCCATCTGGCGTTGGGCCTAAGATAAAGTTATTTACGTCAAAAACGGCATAAAACCGGGGTGTTCCTGTAGTCCCCGCATTTGGATTAAAGGTTTGGATAAAATCCACATCTTTAAATTCAAGAAAAATATGCTCACTGCTACTGGTGATCGATAAAGAATAGGGCGCTAAAAAGTCGCTGGGAACAGCTAAATACTTATTGGTGTTCGAGGTTGTTCCAGATTGGTTTTTACGAAAATAGCTTAACTGGATGTTCTTTAAAATGCGCTCCTCGGCATTTTTAATAAAGTTCTCTAAGTGCTTAACAAAGCTGGTTTCTGTATTCTGGGTGTAGTCCTGAATAGCGGTCTTTAATGTGGTGTATGTATAGCTCATGTTGTAGTCACCGTTACTGAACCCACATTTCCGGAGGCTTTTGTGGGTATAAAATCCTCTATCATGGGATCTCTAACCCCAACATAAAGAACCAGGGCTTCGGTCTTATCCGGCCTTGGGTTTTTTAACGCCTGCGGATCATCTACCTTAGGAAAAGGCTCTATTTGAGGACTTTTTGCCTCCCACTCATCAAAACCGACTAATGCGCCAGTCCACTCCTTTTTCATCCGGTTTAGCCTATAAGCAAAACCGGATCGGTCGGAAATACCTAACGCATATTTTCCTGAAGCAAACTTACTCATGCGATAACCGTTCCTGTCACATTAGGTGTAATGTTAAAAGAGGCGCGGTCCCTGTCCTCTACCATAGCCCTTTCAAACTCTTCTTCATAAATGCTTTTAAGCACCGGAATGCGATTAGGCGCACGTTTCATAGACAAGTAGTACGCAAGCCCCGCCGCCAAACAAGGATAAAACCGAAAAGGTATTTCCATATTATTGGTAAAAGTATCTGCGTCATCCATTCGCATTAAACGATTAAAAATAATTACGTCTGTGCTGTTTTCTGGAGCAGGCCATATTTTTAAAACAGGCTGTATCTGACGGTCTAAAAAGAACTGGGAGGGCCTTCCTGTAGTTGTTTTTGTAGGAATATTTAAATACGCCTCCCTACTCAACCTATCCGCCGCATAATCTGTACCGTCTCTTCGGATCGCAACAGATAGAAAATCTATCGTGGACTTAAAGTCCGTTAAATCGACGGCTGCCGCTAAAGTTGTTGTTGCGGCACTTGTCCCGCCCGTTAATGTCTCACCATTAGAAAAGGTTCCCGTAGGCACTGTGATCGCAAAACTTGTTGTAGAAGGCTTGCTCGTAATTTTTGCAGTTGCGGCACTTGTCCCGCCCGTAATTGTTTCTCCTACCGTAAAGCTACCACTAGCCCCAACAGACATGGTTAAGGTTCCCGCTGGATACTCAGCAATATCCGTAGCCAACGTAATAGATGTCTGACTAATGGTCCATTGGTTAAGCCCACGATTAGCCCAATCTGCTAACATTAAATTTAAGGAACGTTTAGCCGTTTTTAAATCGTAGCCTGTACGAACCTCTAAACCACAACGTTCAAACGCCTCTTCAATATAATCAGAAACGTCTAATTCAAAGTCTTTTGAGCTTGAGGTTGCCATTTATTTCACTTTTCCACCTTTTCGCATACGTTTAACGCCCGTCTTTTTAACCATACCGCCGCCACGCATACGTTTAACGCCCGTCTTTTTAACCATACCGCCGCCACGCATTTTGACAGGCGACTTTCCTTGTGCTGCCTTTTTGCCCATTGCCAAGCGTTTTCTTTGTGCTATTTTATCACCCACTTTTTAATCTCCCATAAAGTTCTTTACGTTTAGCTAAGATAGCTTGAACGTCATAATTACCATGATTACGCTCATAATAGCCTTTGCTCATTAATTTTTCAGAGGCATTACATAACAAACTTAATCGTTGAATAAATATCATGCCGTAAAGTGCATCTAACTCGGTTTCAAACTCAGAGTCGTCCAAAAGATCATTGGCCTCTGTTTCCGGGTGAAAACCCATCAGGTATATGTCTTTATCTATAAAAATTCCGTCTGCAATGGCCTCATTTAAGCCTTCTAAATGCTGATGGAATTTCTCTTCCTCTGGTTCATAGTCTAAGTCAACTAAAATAATTAGCTCAAACTGATCGTCATAAGTTGAAATAATAGAATAAAGCGGCTGAAAAGAGGCATCGTGTTTAAACACAATGCCTACTTTATCATCGCTCCACGCCTTAGCGGCAAAAGGGCAGGCAGGGAAATTATTGTAAGCAGGGTTAGACTGTTCTAACGTATTTAACGACCACTCTCGTATTTCCTCACTGACCTCTTTTTCAAGACCTGTGTAAAAATTCATTCAGCTGACCCAAAAACATCAGTATTCTTTTATACAGGTTATGGTCATTGCGTAGGTGTCACCACTTGTGTGTCCTACGGTGGTTAGTTGCACGTCCCCTGTTTTACCCGATCCCGAATAGTTGGGAAGACCGCTCATACAGCTAAAATCAAGCGTATCCGAATAATCTTGGGGCATCTCTACAATTAACACATCTGTGGTAGCATCCCACAACAGCTTCACGCCCATTCCTACGGTCGAAAAAATTATTTTTTCTATTCTTACTCCCGTACACGTATCCCCGTCTGCACTTGAAGACAACGCAGATACGTCTATTTTAGTAACTGCCGCTTCTCCGGTCCCGTCACTAGTGTTCGTAAGATAAAAAATAGCGTGTCGTGGCCCGTCCTGTACAGTGCTTACATTTACTGCGTCTGCCATAACA